TTTTGCAAAACGAAAGGTATTCCAAAACAGTTACATCTGCTATTCCACCCCAATGTTTAAGTTTAATTTTCATCGTTTCCCCAGTTTATATTTTTATACATGTACCTCAATAAATCATCTGCTGTGTCTCCAAAAGTATCTTTAGCTATAACAACATCGTGTGTCGGAATGTCGTTCAACATTGACAGCATTAAAGCGACTACAATTTGTTTCCTTTCATACTCCATCAAATCGAGAGACATTTTTATTACTTCTTTTACTTCCTTTTTTAAAGCCATATGCTTAATTCCAATTCGTTGATGTTGATTAGTTTGTCATTAGGCACAAAATAAGCGTGTCTGTTTGTTCGTTGTGGGTCTGCCCAATATGCTTTGTCTTTTCCGTCTGCACCCATAATCCAACCCTTGATAATAAAGTTAGGCGGTTTGGCATATACAAGTATGTAGGGTCTATCGTCTTTATCATCATCGTGCAAAATTAATCTTTTGTTTTCCTTATCTACTGTCCTTACTTGTAACTTTCCGGCATCATCGGCTTTGTAATCGCCCAATGATCCACTCCACCAAAGACCACCCCACTTGGCAACACATGCCTCTCCCATCGCGCCTAATATGTTTATTGCCCATGCTTGCGAATCAGTAGGCGCGCCATACTTTCCTTTTCTGTTATCGCGTAGGTTCTGCACCATTCGCATCAATCCAAGCTGACCGGCTATTAACATTTCTGCCGGTGTTAAGGTAACTGTGCCTACTTCCTTTCCGTAAATTCCTTCCATCTTTCCTCTGCCCATATAAGAGGGTCAACACCTTGCAATGCCCACCAGTTGCTTTCGTTTCCATGTTTATGTAATCCATCGTGATGTTCCGGACACAAAGGAACAGCAAATTGGTCTCCGGTTCTTCTGAATCCCCTTGAGCCTTCCATGACATGTGTCATGTGGTGTGCTTGAGAGGGCTTAAAGCATACGAGACAGCCTTGCGATCTAATAAAATCGAGGTATCTTTGAGACCTAACCTTGTCTGCCCAATCGTTAGAAAGGGATGGTGTCGTCAAAAGTTTCTTTTGTTTCTTCTTTTTTTGGTTGTTCATTGCTGTTTCCGGATGAGTAGCCAACAGATTTAGGCTTTGGTGTTCCTTGAAAGTAAACCTTTCCGGTTTCTCTTGCCTCTTTCCGCCACGAATTAGCCTCTAAGTCTAGCCCGTTTAAACGCAACGAGACAAGGTAATCCGGTCTGTTGTCTCCTTCCAGTTTTCTTGTGTTTTGGTATATACGCAACCTATGTTCCTCGCCATTCACTCGCATGAATACAGTTACATCAATTACGCTGTTTTGGTTTTCGTTGTTAGGAAAAATCCTAACGCTGTCGGGATATTCTTTATTATCCATATCGTTCTCCTTCTTCTACACTATCTTGGTTAAGTTTTTCTTTGGTAGACTTGAATTCATCCACCAAATTATCATACATTTCTTGGTCTATTTTTCTTAATTCAGTAATCTTTGCTGAATTATCCAACCAAACTTTCTCTATTGCCTTGACAGAATCCTTCGTCAAACCCTTTTCTTGAAAGGATGCAATGTTTTTAACGTCCGCTAAAGTCTTGTTAAAGAACGAGAGACGTTCTTCCTTTGTCATTGCTTGCGGCAAAGTGATTCCCTTTTTCGCTTGCGGCTTTGCGCCTACGTGATCGGTGTCTGCTATTTGTCCATCCTCGTCCTCGTCTGTGGCGAGGCAAAGGATTGCACTCATGCCATACCTACGCATGTAAGTAAGTGCAGAGCCATACGCTTGTGCGCCTTCTCGCTGTGTTTTTAGGGGTAACTCACACTCTATCCATTGCCCGCTTGTGTGCAACAATCGGGTAAGTAGTGTTGATTGCCCACCGATAATGCTTGGCATTTGCACTATGGACAGACCATGCTTTGATGTGATTGGAAGAACAGTCTCTATGATGATGGCTAGATCGGCATAAGAATAAGAGTAGCTTTTGCCATCGTGTGTTTGCACCTTGACTTTCTTTGTTTTCGGCAAGACTGGAAATTCTGACTGTGCCGATGCCAACGCAACAGCGATCTCGTTTAATTTCTTGCTAGACCGAATCATGTTTCTTGCCACCATTTCTTCGGTTTCTTTATTAATTTCCATTTGATTCCCCTTGTTTGTTAATTAATTCTGATTGATATTGTTCGCAAAATTCTGAAACTTCACAGAATCTTTGACACCTAATTGGTTCTCCTTTCCTCTCCTCTACGATATACCCCTTTTCATTGGCAACTTTTTTTGCATCTTTCCCGTTGTTGAACAGTTTAAACGCTCTCTTGGAGTCGTGTGTTTTCTGCACAGCAAACTTCGATGGTCTTATCCATCGTTCTTCGGGAGTACATTCGGGTAAGCTGATTGAAGTTATTTGGTGTGATTGTATTTTTTCTTTGACAAACCTTTCTTGTTCGGCAAAAGTCCATAGATCAATGTCAGTAACGACCACTTCTCTTTGAGGATAGCTTGGGTTTCTCTCTGCCTCGAATGACGAATGGTCTCGAATGATGTTGACAATTTGTAATTGAATTACTTCCTTGTCGTTTTTTCGCATTAACCAAGCATAAATGTTCAGTTGTTGCTCATCACTTTCCCGACCATTCATCACAGCATAAGCCTTGCGGGTTTTCCAATCCATAAGAGTTATGCCTTGAGGGTCTAAACGTTGAACATCAATTTGTCCACTGACTGTCCACCCACATGATTTTGCAAAATAGCGTTGCTCAAGTATGTAGCCATCAACAGTGCCTTGTTCAAGGACGTTATGAACTGCCCTTCCAAACAGAGACCACACTTGTTTGGAAACATCAACAACGATTTCATGGTCGTGTTGATAGGCTAAAAAGGCTTGTCTTGGCGGCTTGAGCAAGCCGGTTGCGGATATGTCGGCTTTCCCCCGTGTGTAAGTATCACGCATAACTGCTTTTGCGAATACTTCGGGCAATCCCGTGTCATTGCTGTATTTCATGCGCTTACATCCTCTTTTTTCTTTTCTCTCTTACGAGAGACATACTATCATAAGTTTAGATAGGTTACAATTTTAGTGTATAAAAGTTGAGGGAAGTCTAAATAAAAGAAGGAAGGGGAAGGAATTATTAGAAACGCAAATAATCCACCCCTTCCCATCTTTTAACAAACAAAGAATAACCAACATAGAAACATTGGCTTTTGAAACCAAGTTTTTAATGGAGTAAAAAAAAACTTGATATTCAAACTAGAATTATAGTAACTTATAAAATAAGTTGCAAGTTGTCGGGTAAGACAACAGAACTTGCACCTTGTAAAGAAAACGGGTTACTGTGGGATGTGGACAAAGCCCGAAAGCGAGACCGAAAGACTGAACGCTGTCCACCTTAATGCGCATATTCATTAAGCAAGTAGCAGTTAAATTGCACACCAAGCGCGGTAGTGCATTGCCACTAGACGACATCCGAAACGTTGAGCATGCGGTATAAGTCAAACCTTCTGCGAAAGCATAGGATGTTTGACCTATGCCGAAAAGCCTCAATCCTCAACGTCAGCATAACTAGATAAGGCTTTAAGAAGGATATAAGAAGGGATATAAGAAGATAAGAAATAAAAATGGAGAACTAGGATGCAGAAACGCTACGCATTTGAGGGCAAAGTCGTAAGACTTGTACAAAGAGATTACGACAGATGGCTCAAAACCTTTAAAAACATTCCAAACCTTGATGCTGTTCTAATGTCAAGAGACGTTTGGCTCTCACAAGAGGCTGATGATTCCGCGCGCAAGACGTGGTTTATATCCACAGTCAATTATCTAGTGAAAGTTGATGCAAGATTCGCAGAAGAAAACAAAACCGATGCTACCGGAAGGAAGGTTGATTCCGAAGGAAAGCCAATTTTTAAAAGGATGCCATGATGGAAAAGATTACCAAACCAATATACCAACAACTTCAAGACGAAGGAATACAACTTAGAGACTACGATGATGGTCAACACAAAACGACATGCCCTCAATGTTCTCCCGAAAGAAAGAACAGCAGAGACCCATGCTTGAGCGTAAATATAGACATGCAAGGCGCACGATGGCGATGCCATCATTGTCAATGGGAAGGGAACGTATGGAAGGAAAGTCTGCAACGCCCACCAACAATACGCAAGACTGCGCCCAAAAAACCCTCAGTAATTCCCAACACGAAAAGCATAAAAGGCACATGGGGAGAGGAATTTTTTACAGGGAGAGGGCTTAGTTTAAACGTTGCAGATGAGTACGGAGTGGGGATTGCTTCACACTTCGTGGACAACAAGAGACAAGACTGCATAGCCTTTGTTTACAAGGATACAGACGGAGTACCGACCAACATAAAGTTTAGGACTGCCGATAAAAAGTATGCCCAACTACCAGATTGCCAGAGGATTCCGTATCTGGTTAACTGTTTAAACGCTGAAGATGACTCGATACTT